CCGACGCCTGCAGCATCGATCGCCGGACCCTCACGAACGCCCGCAAACACTACGGCGAAAAATGCCCGAAGCCGCGCGCCGACGGGCGGCATGAGATTTCCGCGTGGATCCTTTTCCTCGATCAGATGGGCGTGAAGGGCAGGGGAGAGAACAACCCCGACGTCAGTTTCCTGGATGAGCGGACGTTGCGGTTGGAGGAACGCCAGCTCCGCGTCGAGCGCGAGCGTCTCGCGCTCGAGCGGGAGCGGGAGAACCTGATCCCCGTCGCCGATTTCGAGACCGCCCTGGGCGTCATGCTCGGCCAGTTCCGCGCCACGCTCAATGCCATGCCTGGCCGCGGCGCCGGCAAGATCGTTCTCCGCGCCCGTGGCGCCGTCCTCCTCATGCTCAAGGCCACGCTCCCGCCGAAGACCTACACCCGCGTCGAGGCGCTCATCGCCAAGGCGCCGATCGATTACGCCGACATCGAGGAAATTCTCCAGGACGAAACCGATATCATCCTGCGCACGCTGGAGACCTGCGATTACCTGAAGGCCGGCGAGTCATAGGCGGCTTCCACGCGTCTGGAAGTGACATCGCCGCGCGGCGATGTCCGCCACTCTGAGCGCTCGTTGCGTCTCTTTTTTCACCCGCTCCATCCGCGCCTTCACCATGCCGGCGCCGCGTGAGTTGATTTGGCAATGGCTGGATAAGCATGTCCACGTGCCAGCCATTGTCGGCTCACGCTCGCCCGGTCCGCTGGATACCGGCCTCATGCCGCAATGGCGCGGCCTCCTGGAGAAATACGCCGATCGCCGCGTCCACTTTTTCACCTTGTGCAAAGCCGCGCGCATCGGCGGCACGCTCTTCTTCGGCATCTGCCTCGTCCTGGAGAAAGTCGCCCGGGCGCCGGGGCCCATCATCTGGCTGGACCCCACGCGGCGCACCGCGATCCGCGTCTCACGGCAGGAGATCGAGCCGTATTTACAAAAGTGCGGGCCCGTCTTCGCCCTCGCGCGCCTCGGGAAGACCACATGGACCGTTCTGGAGAAAATGTTCAGGAATTGCACATTTTCCCTGTTGGGTTGCGGCAGCATCAATGACCTCGGCGGCCGGCAAGGCGAGCTCATTATTCTCAACGAGCAGGATCGCATTCCGAACCGCGCCGCCGACGCGCCCACGCCCAGCCAGGAGGCGGAAGCCCGCAGCTCGCAGTTTGAGGACACCAGAAAGCTGGTCAGAAATAGCACGCCATTCCGCGAGAGCGGCCTGACATGGGGGGAGTTCCTGGCCGGCTCGCAACATTATTGCTACGTCCCGTGTCCGGATTGCGGCGTCAAGCAGCGGCTCACCATGTTCAAGCTGCCTGCCGAGCCGGACGCCTGGCTGCGCATGGATCAGGAGCCGACGCCGGAAGAACGGAAGCTTCACTCCAAGGTGAAGCCAGCGGCAGATGGCCGCGGCTGGCTCTGCAAGGGCATCCCCGCCACGGGCCGCCTCTGGTGGCCGCCGGAGATCAAGGACCGCCGGAGCAACCGCTGGCGCATCGATGACATCCCGGCGGCCACGCGCTACGAGTGCGCGCACTGCCAGGCCAAGATTCGCCCCGAACTCATCGAGTGGATGAATGACCGCTACGAATGGCGCGCCCACAATATCTTCGCGCCGCGGGATCACGTCTCGGCCCACATCTCCGCGCTCTACTCGCCCTGGCAGAGCTGGGGATCGATCGCCAAGCAATGGCTCCTCGCCCAAGGCGTCATCGCCAAGCTCCACGCCTTTTTTAATCTCGTCCTCGGCCTGCCCTTCACCTCGGCCCCCACAAAGCTCACGCCGAAACATTTGGAGTTGCTCCAATCGCACAGCCCGCGGTTCGAGCGCCAGTTTCCCGAGCACGTGGAAAACGAACTCACACTGCCCGCGCGCCCCGTCTGCGTCACCATGCACGTCGACGTTCAGCAGACGGAATTCTGGTACACCGTCCGTTGCTGGATGCCAGACGGCGCCCGCTATGTCCTCGCCTGGGGAAGCTGCGGCAGCTTCGCCGATCTCGTCGCGCTCTCGAATCGCGTCTGGCGTTACGATCATGGCGAGGCCTCGCCCGCCGCCGCGCGCTTCGAAGAATTCACGATGCTTTTTGGCATCATCGATACCGGCTACAAAGCCAAGCGCCAGGGCGGCGTCTACGAGTTTCTCCACGACCAGGGCGGCAGATGGCAAGGCGTCCGGGGCGGCGCGTTCGCGCTCGGCAAGGACAAGCCCATCACCGAGGAAACCACCACGTTTAACTACAAGGGCCAGGGCGCCGTCGATGTGCCGGTGATCAAGGTGAATGACTTCATCATGCGGGAGCATCTTTATACCTTCGTCATTAAGCAGCGCCGGCCCCCTGGCTACTATCTCCCGATCGCCCTCGATGAGCATTTCATCACCCAGATCACGAGCGAGCATTTGATCAAGCGCAAGCTCCCGGACGGCCGCACCGAAGACGTCTGGACCACCACCGTGGATCCTCACTTGGGGGATTGCGAGAAATACGCCGAATGCCTTGGCCACGTCATCGAGCCCAGCGTCCTCCTGAAGCTGCGCGGCGTCCAGGATGACCACCGCGCGCGGCTCCTCGTCAAGCTGGCGGCGTGATGGTAAGCTGGCTGGCATGAGTCTCCTCCGCCTTTCCTTCGATGGCATCCCGCAAAACGATCTGATGCGCTACGCCGTGGAATTCCTGCGCCTCTGCAAGATCGAAGAGGCCGAGCCGTACGACCCTTGGAAGCTCGGCGAATGGGAGACCGGGGAGGAATTCTGCGCGCGCACCGGCATCGCCGATCGCACTTTCCGCCGGCGCCTGGAGGGCGACCGCCGCTTCATGCCGATCGGCGTGGAAATCGAAGAGGGGCCGACCGGGCGCCTCATTCGCTTTCGGAGCCACGCGGTTTTCGAAAAATGGATCCGCGGCTAACGGCTCGCCCTTCGGCGGTCACGCACCGGCCATAAATCGCCGGGAAGCGGACAGGAAGCGGCCAACCATCGTCCTGGCGCCCATTGCGCGCCGGCGGGGGCGGGGGAGGCTAATCGCATGCCTGTTCCCGATCTCAGATATTTACGGCTGCTCCGCCTGGCTCGCGCGCTGCCTCCTTTGACAACGATCGAACGTTGTCTGGCGACAGCAGCCGGCGCCCGGCCTCGGCCGCTCGCGCCGTCTGTTTCGTTCGCTAAAAAAGCGGGGCAGGGTTGACAGCGAAAAAGGGCATGTCGCCCTTTCCCGCCGGACAGCCTCGCGATCCTCTCCACCCTCATCGAGGGCAGCTCAAGAGCAGAATCGCCCGGATCCTCCACACCAACCGCGTATTTGAGCGCGATGTCCCCACCGATATTCCCGGAGTCATGAAGCGCGAACGCGTCCGCGAAGTCCTCGCCGGCAAGATGATCGAAGACCTCAGCCCGCAACGCCGCCGCTACATCGTCCAGCCCAATGGCAGCGTGCGTGTCGGCTAATCGTCGCTATGAGATCCCGCGACCTGGCCGATTCAAACACCGCCTCCGAATGGCCGGATCTCGCGGCTGGAATCGATACACCCCAGGACCTGCTCCGGGACGCGTTTGCATCCTATTCCGGGAAGCTTCCAGCTACACTTTCGGAGTTTCGGGCCGTGGCATTCAGCCTTATCGACAGAGCCATCTTCGCCGCCCGGCCGGAAGATTTCCAGACCCAGGGCGCCGGCGCCGGCAACCAGTCACTCACCGCCGTCGTGGCGCTCATTCGACTCATGTCGCGGGACCGCGATCCCCGCCAGCGCATGCAGGCCCTTTGTTACCTGCGCCTCATGGGCATGGAGGGCCGATCGTTCCAGGCCATCGGGGACGAGCTGGGGGTGAAACGCGCGACGGTGCACAAGTGCTATCGCACCATTCAGGAGCGGACCGGCCTCTCTGGCCGCGGCGATAAATCCGATGCCGCCCGGGAAACCTTCCGCCAGCTCCGCCTCGGTAAACGCCGCCTCCGCCCTGCCTGGTCCGGAATCTCAATATGGAAACGCACCGTCTGCCAGACACCTCTCGCCCTCGCCGCCGCTTAGCCATCCCCGATCGCGTCGCCGAATTCCGCGCAGCCGCCGAGCAGATCGGCGCCCTCGCGTCTGAGGCCGCGCAACGCCGGGATCTCGCTATCGTCTCCATCCACGCCGCCATGGAGGCGCGCTTGAAAGTTGGCGTTCGCCTCATCGAACTCAGCGAGCGTTTCGCCGGTGAATTTCAGGCGTGGCTTGAGGGTTATTGCTCAGACCTCTTCCACTTCACGACCGCGTTCCGCTGGATGGCCAAAGTGCGGGACCTCAAGCTTGCCCTCGGAAAAGAGGAACCCACCTTCGAAGAGCTGAAGAAGGCGCAGCAAGCCGCCGAGACTCTCCCGGAGGCCGTTGGAGCGGCGCCCGCCAAACAACCTGAGCCGCCGCCGTTTCGGCTTCGTCTCGAAATTCCCGGAAACCCCAAGGACTGGGAACCCGGCATCCGCCGCGAGTTCATCAGCCAGGCGAAGCCGATTGTCGATCTCTACAACCAAGCAATCCAGATCCAGGAAACCACATCCAAATTATGAAAATCACCGTCACGAAACGCGTCACCAGCCACGGGCAATGCGTCGAAAAAAGCGCTTCCGCCAAGGTTCCCAGCATCCCGCATCACCCGCTTCTTTCAATCACCTTTGGAGGGGAGGGAGCAGACCCGGGAGCAGTATTTCTCAGCACTCAGGCCGCCGAGGCTCAGATGATCGCTACCGCCCTTTTCATGGCAGCCAGCCGGACGTAAGTCCCGCCGAATCAGGCGATCTGACTAGCACGGTGCTAGTCCGTCCGCCCTCCTCGCGCCTTCCTGAAACCCTTCCCCGCGTCAACCCATTGACATTCCGGCACGGCTAATGATTCCCGCCGGCTACGTCGATTCCATCGTCGCGTGGGCCACTCGCCCCGACCTGGACGCGGGCGCCCAGCGACAACGCCAAACCACGCTCTTCAACGAGCATGATCTCCTCGTGTCTGGGCAGCTCGGCGGCAAAGCCGGCCGCACCATGACGCACGCCGGGGCCGGCGGAAAAAGCTTCACGTTTAACGAGAACCTGAACACCGCCGAGAAGCTCACCGTCATCACCGCGGTTTTGCGCCGGCTCTGTCTCCTCGCTCCGGAAGCCACCCCGCCGACGGTCACCTACGCCACCTTCGACCGCATCAACCGATGACCAGAAAATTTCACACAAAGGCACAAAGTCACGAAGGGGGGAGAGTTTCTTTAAAGCAATTTCCTTATACTTTTGGAAACTTCCACGCGCCTGGAAGTCAGCTCAGAACTGGCCTCCACCTTTGTGCCTTTGTGCCTTTGTGTGAAACCTCCGGGGGTGGCCGCTAAATGTTCGACGGCGCTCCCAGGGAACCGCTTGGCCTCATCGGCTACGATGCCGCGCAAGGCGGCGAAGGCCGGTCCAATCTCATTTTCCCGCGCAATAGCCGCGTGGAATATAACCGGTGGACGCGCCGGCTTCTCCTGGAGAAGTCCCGCGCCATCGAGGGGAATTTTGCGTTCGTCACCCGGCTCCGGTCGAAGATCGGCCGCTGCGAAGTCGGGAAGGGGATCTTTCCCTATCCCGTCACGAAAGACGAGGAGTGGAATCAGCTCAACCGCGCGCGCTTCGATCGCTGGGCCAGCAATCCGGCCGTCTACGCCGTCGATGCCAGCATCGATATGTGGGAGGACCAGCGCATCGCCGCCGAGCAGCTCGGCGCCGGCGATGGCGAGCATTTCGAAGTCAAGACCCTTCGCGACGGCCGTCCCATGATGCAGCCGCTCGACCCCTTCGAGATCGAAAGCCCGTGGGGAAACTGGGGCGTCTATGAGGATGGCGTCCGGCATGACGAATATCTCAAGCCGGTGGGCTACTCCTGCCGCACCCTGCCTTCGCCCGTCCAGCCCTACGAATTCGTCTGGAAAGAAATCCCGGCCACCGCGCTCATCCATCTTTTCCGCCGGCGCCGCGCCAAACAATTCCGCGGCCTGCCTCCGCTCTATTCGAGCATGAACGACAGCAACGACGCGATGGATACCCTCGCGCTCGAAAAGGCCACGGCCAAGCTCCACGCTGCCCTCGGCGTCAGCAAAACCGTCAAAGCCGTGAACAAGGGCATGGGCCTGACCGGCCAGATCGAGAAGCATCTGCGCGACCACGGGCACGATGGGAAAGACGGTCCGGAGCGGCAAAAACTCCTGGAGAAATTCTGGCAGGGCGGCGCCACGATCGAGCTGGACGAAGGCGAAGAGCTGAACCTCATCACCTCCAGCCGGCCCTCGCAGCCCGTCATCGAAGGCGTTAAATTCTATTGCGAGCTGGTCGCCCTTTCCGCCGATCTCCCGCTCAGTGTGGTGCTCACCATGGCCGGCCTCGGCGGCACACCCACCCGCGCCGAGATGGAGGACGCGCAATCGACTTTCGAGATGGGCCAGGACCGCATCGTCTGGCGCCATAGCCAGCCCGTCTATACGTGGAATACCGCCTGCGCGATCGAGGCGGGCGAGATTCGGCCCTGCCGGGATCCCTACTGGTGGGCCACGGATTGGCATGGCCCCGCGAAGATCACCTGCGATTACGGCCGCACCGCGGACGCGAATATCAAGCTTTCGAGAAATGGCATGCTCAGCCATCCGCGCTACTTCGAAGAACGCGGCCAGGACGCCGACACCGAGATGGACAAGCAAATCGCTTTCCTCAAACGCACCCGCGACAAATGCGAAGCCGCCGAAGTGCCTTTCGAACTCATCTTCGAGCCCACGCCCGGCACGATCCTCAATCCCACCGACCTGGAGACTCCCGATCCGGGTACCAAACCCGCGCCCGGCGCCGATCCGTCCGATCCGCCCGATCCGCCGGCCAAAAACAAGAAAGAAGACGAATGAGAATTTCACCCCACCTGTTCGCCAAGCTCTTTTGCAGCCCGCTCATGATCTCGGGCCATGCGCGTTATTCGCTGGAATTTGCGCTGCTGCGCCGCATGGGCTTGGGCGGAATCGAAGGCGCCCCGCCACCACGATCCCCGATCGCGCGCGATTTCGGGCAGCCCATCCCGGACGGTCCCGACGAAAACTATATCCGGTACCAGAAACAAGGCGCGGCCACCGATGCCGCCATGCGGATCGAGAATATCTATAGCGTTTATGGTTCCGTGGCCGTCGTGAAACTGGACGGCGTCGTCGACAAGCACATTTCGCAAATGGATATCGATTGCTACGGCGGATGCGATCTGGACGATTTTAACTCGGCGCTCAGCGTCGCCGCGGCGGATCCAAAAATCGAAACGGTCGTCCTCGCGATCAATTCCCCAGGCGGATCTGTGACCGGCGTTCCCGAATCGGCCGCACGCGTCGCCGCGCTCGGCCGGACCAAGGAAGTGCGCGCCTTTGTCGATGGCATGGCATGCAGCGCCGCGTATTACATCGCCAGCCAGGCGGATCTGATTTCCTGCGCCCCCAGCGCCACGCTCGGCAGCATCGGCGTGTATATGACGCTCCTGGATGAAACCCGCGCCGCGGAAATGGAAGGGATCAAAGTCGAGATGATTACCGCCGGCAAATTCAAAGCCATGGGCAGCCCCTTCAAACCGCTCACCGATGAAGAGCGCGCGATGTTCCAAGCCCAGGTCGACGGCATTCGCGATAGCTTCCGCGCGGCCGTCCGCTCTGGACGTCGCCAAGCCACGGAGCCCGGCGGCCATCAAACCGTGCTCGATTCGACCATGGAAGGCCAAAGCTTCGATGGCGCGCAAAGCGTCCCGCTGCGCCTCGCCGATGAACTAACCTCGGCCACGCTCGACGAATACGTCGCGGCTCTTCTTTAAGGCTGCGCGGAGTTCCGCCCCTTCGTGTCTTTGTGCCTTTGTGTGAAACCCTTCAGGAGCCTTCCTTTTGACAGGCGGAGAAAAGCGAAATGCTCTTCTCCTCGAAAATCGCCGAACTCACCAAGCAGCTTGGCGTCATCACCGCCGAACGCGATGCGCTCCTTCTCTCCGCTGCATCCGTCGAAGAGCTGACCCAAGCCAACGCGGATTGCGAGACCCGCCACAACGCCGACCAGGCTTCCATGGCGGCGCTCACCGCGAACATCGCCACGCTCACCGCCCAGGTCGCCGACGCCGCCGCGGCCAAGGTCACCGCCGACGCCGCCATCGGGACGGCTGCCGCCACTCTCGAGACACGCGTCTCCGCCGAAGTCATCACCCGCCTCGCTCACGCCGGCGTGGATCCCATCCTGCGCGCTCCGGGCGCCCCCCTTGATCCCAACGCCCAAAAGCAGGGCACACCTCGCTCGCGCCTCGCCGCCTCCATCAACGCGAAAATGGCCGCCCGGTAACCGTCGCCTCCCTCTGATTTCCAAATTTTTCTAACATGCCAAACGGACCTCTCACCCTCCTGGATATCGCCGCCCGCAATGGCGAAAACGTCGCCGCCGTCGTCGAAGACGTGACCACAGTCGCGCCCGAATTCGCGATCGTCCCCGCCATCACCCGTTTCGGGACCTCCTACGATGTGCTCCGGCGCGTCGGTTACCCCAAAGGCGGCTTCCGCAAGGTCGGCAACGGCGTCCAGCTCAACAAGAGCCAGTGGGAGCGCGAGACGAAACCGATGTACGTTTTCGACGCGCAGATGCAAATCGGCGAAGACATCGTCAAAGCCCAGACCGCATCGAGCCGTGCCACGGTGGGCGATATCCTTGCTGACGAAGCCATGGCTACGGTCCGCGGCAGCATCATCGCTTTCGGCTCCCAGTTCTATTACGGACAGAAGGCGGACGCGAACGGCTTCACCGGCCTGGCCACCCAGGTCACCGCGCAAATCAGCGCCGGCGGCGCGAATAACACCGCCACCAGTACCAGCGCTTACTTGGCCTGGCTCGATCCGAATCCCTCCAATCCCCAGGGCGTCCACTTTGCCGTGGGCGAAGATGGCGCGTTCAACTTTGGCGATTGGTTCCGGCAACAGATCATCGCCCAGGATGGCAATATCGCCATGGGTTGGGTGAACAACTTCATGTTTTACGCCGGTATGGGAGTCAGCTCCCAGCAAAGCGTTTGGCGCGCCGTCTGCGTGGATCAGACCGCCGGCCACGGCTTCACCGATGCCCTCGGCGCCCAACTCCTGGCCCTCGTCCCGCTCAGCCGGCGCAATAACCTGCGCTGGTTCATGAACCGGACCGCCGCGCTCACTCTCCAGCAATCCCGCGCCACCGTGAATGTCGCGACGACCAATGGCAAGGGCGTCACCGGCGCCGGTGTCTTCCCTGATATGCCCACCGAGTGCCAGGGCTTCCCCATCACTCTCACGGACAGCCTGGTCAACACCGAGACGAACGGCTCGATCTAAGTCGCGGCCCTTCATCCTTCATAATTCAGCCTTCATCCTTTCCTGACCATGGCTAACGAAAATATCCGCAATACCTTCGACGCGCACTTGCTCGTCTCCACGGCGCTCCCCGCCGCTGGCGCCAACATCACCGGCGCCTCGATCAATCTCAACGCCGTCACGGCCGGCCGCATTCCCCGCGTCGAGCTGGATATCTCCCTGCCTGCCACGCCTGCGCTGACCAATACCGACGCGATCACGCTGACCCTCATGGACAGCGCGGATAACGTCACTTTCGCCGCCGTCGCCGTTGTCGCCCCCATCGTCATTACCGGCGCCACCGCCAACCCCGGCGGCCTCGCTTCCGACACGCGCCTCAAGCTTCCGATCGGCATCCGCCAATATATCGCGCTCAACTCCGCGGTGGCAGCCGGCGGCGGCAGCAATATCGCCGTCAGCACGCAGCTCGCCCTGGTGTTCTAAGACTTTTTTGGGCCGTCATCGGGAGCAACTAAAACTCTCCCGCTCTGCGGCCCGCGCCCTTGTTCTGGGTTGGGTGGGCCGGCGCGCGCAAGCGGCCGGCCCTTTCCATTTCCACGCGTCTGGAAGTTTCGATTTATGAGCACCAAAACCCCAACAGAAATCCTCATCGATCGCGCCTTCGCGCAGCGCGCTGAGATCGCCACCGCCCAATCGGTCCTCGCCGAACTCACCGCCGGCATCCTCGGCTTGGGCAAAGGAAAACACGCCGGCTCCGATCCAGCGCGGACCGTCACCGTCGTCGCCGCTTCCCCCGGCACGCCTGGCGAAGTTTCCTACGCGCTCGAGCCTTCCAACCTCGACCGCGCCAAACTCCTCTCCGGAGATCTGTTCGCCGAGGTCTTCGATCGCGTCGTCAGCTACGTCCCATGCCCCGGCATCGAGAACGTGGCTCCCAAGCTTTTCACGCCCGCGCGAGCCCGCGATATCCTCTCCATGCTCGCGGTCCAGGGCAGGGGAGCCCCCGCCAAAAAAGCCTACATCCTATGGCCAAAGTAGGCTTTCAGATTATCGGTCCCCCCATCGTGGCCATCCTGAATTGCTACGCTCACGACGGCGGCCGCAATATCTCCCAGGTCATTCTCCGCGCCGACGGAAAGGCCGAGATCTTCGGCGATGATCTCGCCCTCGCGGTCCGGACGCTCCGCAGCCTCCTCGCCGCGGAGATCATCGGCCAGGATCCTTCACCCCAGCCCTGGAATTGGCGACCCTGCGAACTGCCGACCCGCGGCAGGAAAGTATGAAGGAAGAAGGCAAAAGGATGAAGGTCAATAAATGCCGCTTTGCGGAGCGTCCGGATCTCCGCGCCTTCATCCTTCAACCTTCAACCTTCAACCTTTCCCTCCCATGAGCGAAGCCTCCGATTTGCTCGCCGAAGGCTTCGCGGAATTCATCGCCTGCACGGACAGCCCGACACTGACCGTCGGCGTCGGACCCGCCGCCATCACCGTCCCGTGCGTCGCCGCCGCCGGCGCGACGGAAATTCTTCTCATGCCCGATGGCTACTGGCCCGGTTTCCTCTGCGCCATCGAGCTGCTCCGCACGGACGCCGCCAAACTCGGCCTCGTGGACCGTCTCGCCGTCATCTACACGGATGCCCGCGGCGTCCGGACCCGCGCCCGCGTGCGGGCCCCAATCAACGACGACAGCACGGACGCCTGCATCGGCGTGACTCTGAAAGAAGACACGGGGGCGGTGGGGAAAGGATGAAGGTTCCGCGTTCTTCG